TTGATGATTTTTTGCCATTGTTCACTCCTTTTAATAATATATTATAACATAATTTAGTTAGTTTGTAAAGCACTAATCTAAACTATATTTTGTTGTAACGACATATTTTCTGTCTGGATTTACCATGACATTTACTCTACTCATAAACTCTCGGTCAAATAGAATTGGTGTTCTATCTTCTCTATCGTCTAGTGTAAATTCTGTTTCATACATTCCACTTAAAAATTCTACATTTAATTTAATGACATATCTATCTTCATCATAGTTTCTTAGGCCACCAACTGATATTTCTTCTTTACGAATGATATCACTTGTAATAGTTTTACCTAATAAAGACCATGTTACTTTTTTATCTTTTACTTGCATTTTATCAGCATGAATAACTGACATACCTGAATTACCAGTATCGAACTTAGCGATGATTTCACCAAAAGGTTTGATAGTTACAATCTCTTTATAACCACACTCACTNGGTACTTTAACCCAATTCTTTTTATCAGCAAAGAATTGTATAATCTCTTTACTAATATTCTGACCACTTGCTTCTTCCATACCTTCAGTACCAGGAGATGAGTTTACCTCAATTACAAATGGTGCTTCTTTTTCTCTATTCTTACTTGGTATAAAGTCAACAGCAGTCCATACTCCATTCACTGCTTTTGCAGCCAATAGACTTGCTTCTATTTCTAATTCTGTTAGTTTAATTTTTTCTGGTTTAGAACCTTGTGATACATTACTTCTAAAGTCTCCTTCAATTACAGGTCGCTTCATTGTAGCAAGTACCTTACCACCTAATACTAATACTCTAACATCATAATCTGTTGGGATATATTCTTGTAAAAGTAAATCAGTATCTTCATCTTGTTTATAAATTAATTGTACAATACTGTCTAATGCTTTTTCTGATTCAATAAACAATACACCAACACCTTTTGACCCTCTTAAAGTTTTCATAATCACAGGCATTTTTGTGTCTAGTTTATCAAATGCTAATGCTGACTTTTCTGGATCGTTTATTAAAGTTGTCTTAGGTTGACGAATACCATAGTCAGAAAGTCTTAATGCTGTTCTATACTTGTCTGTACATATGTTAATTGATTGTCTGCTATTGATAACACAAACACTATGTTTTTCTAGTGAGGATATAATATCCATCCAACTATCTTTTCTAACAACTGAACCTCTTATGATTGCAATTGTATCAGTACCTGAAACTACAAAACCTTTTTCATCTTCTTTGTTATGTAATCTAAAAATACCATCTTCATAAGAAGTATAACCACCAGTTAGTTTATACAGATAATGTTTCCATCCTAACTTTTCTGCTTCTTCTTGTAGTCTATCAGCAGTATGAAAGGTCTTTGCCTTTTCAGGCTCATCTGTAATTATAACTAATTTATATTTCTGATTGCCATTGGCCTCAGTTATAAATTCTCTAAACTTCGGTGCCTTCATCTTCTATTTTTTTACCTATATTATATTTTGCTTGTAAGTCCCATTCACCTTTTTCTTTAAAGGCTAAGACTTTAATTTGTGATAGAGGAGCTTTCTTCTCAGCAACTGTGGTATTAATTATTGCAATTAATCCCCAATCACCCAATAATTGAGCAATTGTATTTCTTCTTTCAATATCGTTCTCGGTCAAGTTTGCTTCTTTACCATCTAATGCAAATAATTCTTTAAAATGCACTATGAAATATCTACCTTGTTTGTGTAGTATATGACACGATTGAAATAATTTTTTATCTTTTCTAGAGGCAACACCAATCCTAGTTAGTGTTTCACGAACCTTTAAAAAATCGTCTGGTTCTTTCAATTGAACTTCCAGCATTTTTTCTGGATGCCAACTATTATCTAATTCATTCATTTTGTCCCACCTTTATATAATTTTTCCTTGATGAGCTTTATCTCATCTTTGGTGAGTATATCAAGAGCGGACTTTGCTTTATCATTACTATATCCATAATACTCCTTTACACACTCAATTTCTTTTAATTTACTCGCCCTCAAAAACGGACTATACCGTTTCTTTGTTCTAATACTATTTAGTAGAAATTGAAATTGCATATCCTTGTCTATGAAATGGTTTCTATTCATTTCATTCACAAGCATTATGGAGTCTGAAAAAGCAGACAATAGTTTGTTTACGATAAATGCAGGATACTTTTTCTTCCATAATTCATCTTCGGACTTTGTTAAGTCTTTCTTTGTGAAGTTTATGGCGTTTAAGTATTCTTTGAGTTCGTAACTCATTTGAATTTAACCTGGGACATCAATTCAGTTAGACACGCCACCAGATTAATTTCTTGGTCAGCTACAAAGGCAGACTTATACTGATAATCAGCAATAATTAAAACAGCATGAGGTATAGTTTCTGGTTGTAAACTATCATACATATTGTCATAAATTTTTCTAAAGATTTTAACCGGGTCATTATCAAGATTATTGACAACCCATTTTCTCATATCACCAAACTCTTTACCTTTAAGGTGAGTTACAAGTGTCTTTAAATTTTCATCAGATACATTAACAAGTATACCAGCATCAATAGTACCACTTACAGAATATCTTTGTAATTCATTAATAAGTTTTCTAAAGTCTGGGAAATGTTTCTTGATTAATTCAGCAAGTACCTTTTCTTCAAAGTCAACATTCTGTTCTTTTAGAATATAAGCTGCTCTTGAAAACAACTGACTTGCTAATTTAGGTTTATCTTTTGGGTTGATTCTAAATTCAATATTAGAAAATCTACTATGTAAAGGTTCTATGATTCTATTCTTGAAATTACAAGTAAGAATAAATCTACAATTCTTGTGAAACTCCTCGATGAAACCTCTCAATGCAGGTTGTGTAGATTGTGGATTTAGATAATCTGCCTCGTCAAGTATAACTACTTTTTTACCACCTGATAGTGATACAGTAGAGGCAAAGTTTTTAATCTTATTTCTTAGTACATCAATGCCACCTTCTTCGGAACCATTAATCATAATCCAATCACAGTCTAATTCTTCACATAATGCTTTTGCAACTGTGGTCTTACCTATGCCTGGTGTACCAGAAAATAATAGATTAGATAATTCGCCTTTCTTGATAAAGGACTTAAATAGTGTTTTTAATGATGGCGGTAATATGCAATCATCAATCTTGGCAGGTCTATATTCTTCGACCCATAAAAAGTCTGTATTCATTCTTCACTCCATTCATAATATAATTTAAATTACTTAGTAATTGTGCTGTCTGGCTCAAGAGCAATCCAGTATTCAATAGGTAGTTTCTTGTTTTTAAAATGAGATATAGACTTTGAAGATACTGAAACATCATAATCACCAGATAACATTTTCAGATTTTCTACTTTAAAATAGAAAGTATAATCTGCTGTAGCACCTTCGCCTACAACGATATCAAAGTTATTAGATGTATCGTTCTTTTTATCACATACTTTTAATACGATATTACCACCTTTTGTTCCTACTAATGCAAGGTCAGGTGTTTTCAGAATTGCAGCCATCTTTTTTAATTCTGTAAGATGTGATTCTGATAAACTAAAAGTAACATCTGCCTCTGGCATATTTACTTCTTTAGTTGGCGATACTAGAACTGACGGATCCGAATAAAAGTATTTTGCTTTTGACTTACTGCCTTCAGCAGAGATAGTCATAAATTTATCTTGTAAAGATAATTCAGGTTTGTTTAGTCCTGACATTACTGCAAGAAACTCATTGAGGTCATAGATACCAAATTCAGTATCAAATGATTCATCAATATCTGCCTTAGCAAATATGTTTCTCATAGTAGAAATTGTGTTTAATTGTTTTCCTGGTTTAATCAATATGTTAGTATTGATTTCAGAAAAGTTTTTTAGAATGTTTTGTGTGTTTTGATTTAGTTTCATAATATTAATATTCACCTTCTTGTTTAATTGAAATCATTATAACAGAAATAAAGAGACCTGTCAAGCAGGTCTCTCTAAAATAAAGAACAAATAATTACTTGTTCATTACATACATTGTTACTTCAAAACCGAAACGCATTTCAGTTGCTTGAGGTTTAGTCCACATAGTATTTTTCCTTAAAGTTTATGGTTAATAAAATCATTAATCATAAAGCAGTTCGTTGAAGATGCAGTTACAAGAACTACAAAGGTTCAACTTGAGATTTATTATTACTTAATGTCAATAGTTCGAGGTTTCTTTTCCTCTGGTACAACTTTTTCTAACTCGACTAAAAGCATTCCGTCTTTTAATTTAGCACCATTTACAACTACATCATCTGCTAATGTAAATGTTCTACTAAATTTTCTTTTCGAAATACCTCTATGAATTGTTTCCTTTTCATTCTTATCATCATTCTCAACTGACTTAATTGTCAATTGGTTAAGAGCAGATTTAACCTCAATATCTTTTTTATTAAAACCAGCAAGAGCCATTTCAATTTGATAATTTAAATCATCTATCTTATTAATGTTGTAAGGTGGATATGATGTTGGCTGTTTAACTGTATACTCTAACGTATTATTAAAGTGGTCAAATAGTTCATCAAATCCTACTGAAAATGGACGTAAATCGTTCCATATGTTACTTGGTATAGATAGTCTTGTCATATTTTTTCTCCTTTTATTAAGCAAGTTATCATTATGATACCTCTTAATTGAGCGTATCACAATTATTTATATAAGTTAATTAGTACACTTATAAAAAAAGTGCCGTTTTTTTGTCTCGGGTGAAACGGCAAAACCCAAATCGGTGTCTTTGCGGAAGACACTCTACCTCTAATGTCAGGACTTACGAACTGCCTAACATTACTATTTATACGATAAAATACTCTTACTGATTACTGTAAGCAAATTTTTGTTTACCGTATACAGCTTTGATACCAGAAGCAACGATATCAGAGAACGAAGTACTAACAGAAGCAAATGAATTACTTCCAAACACTTTGTTTACACCAGCAGCTATAATAGCTTTAGTAGGTGTACCTAAGCGATACGAAGTACCATTTGATGTTTGATTGATATACACCATATGTCCTTCTGTTCTTAATTGGTCTACCATCGCCCTAGGTGATGTTAAATCAAATTTATTTCTCATAGCACTCCAAGTAACAGCGTTACCTTTCGATAATAAGTTTAGTACTTTTTGTTTTTTAGTTAAGGCTTTTCTACCCATAATTAATACAACTCCTTCAAGTTCTTGTTGCCGATTGTTTATTACATTATCTGATATGGGCAACATATTCATATCAAGTAATTCTTTTAAAACTCTTTTTTTAATTCTTTGAGTTTTTGTTCTTTTTTAAAACGCCTAATTGCCTGTTTCTTTGCCTCTCTTTTTGCGGCAGAAGGTTTAGTATAATGTTGACGTTCTTTTAATTCTTTTATTAAGCCATCTTTAAGTAGTTTCTTTTTTAAAACTCTCATAGCTTTTTCGACATCATTTCCTCTAACGTGTACTTCTATTGTCATTATAAATTTTCTATCTTATATTTTGTTATTACATTCTTTGTAGGAATAACAGTTGTGTTACCACCATCTCCCATTTCGCCTTTATCATCATAATTAAAATCTGACATTACAATATGGACTTCAGCATCTTTCTTAACTAACCAGCCAGTTGAAACACAAATGGCAGGTTTAGAATCTTGTATATCTTTTAATGTTCTCCATTGACTATCACTTTGAATATCTTGCCAATAGATTAAATAAAAATCAAACGTAAATGGAATCTCTGGTTCGATAATTGGTAGTTTCATTTTAGATTGAAATTTTTTAGTTTTGTTTTTCATTGTTTTCATTATACACTAGTTTTATATTTTTGTCAAGCATGTAAAAAAGTGGCACCGACTACAGGTGCCACTCGACTACATTATGAGATAGATTTTAATAACTAGGGTTATTGTCCTCACTATCATTGGAATCTGGTTCATCTTCTAGAACTGGATTACCCCAAGTGGAGACATCTTCGCCACCATCTACTTTAGAGTATAAGTCCATAAATGATGTTTTGGTATCAACATCAAATCTGTTAGTACACATCTCAATCGCCTTCATCTTATTCTTAAAGATAACAAAGGCCTCTACTATGTGAACTAGTCTTCTGGTAGATATTATCTCGTCAACACCACCCTCATAGAAAGTCTTTCTGATAATGTCTGCCCAGGTAACTAGATTACTTGCAAACTTAACATCAGCATCTTTGGTAAGACCTTTCTCTGACATTACATTTAATAAGATTTTACTTTCAATCTTGTTTGTAGGATATGCCTGTTCAACAGTAATAGGAAATCTTTCGAGGAATGCCTCGTTAAGAATATTAGTACCGATGAACTTACCGTCATTGGAACCTTGCCCTTTAGTATTGGCAGTAGCAATCACATTAAACCCTGGTGCAGGTTTAACAAACTTGTTAATCTTTTTAAGGAAGACACCATTACCTTCTAAGATAGGTTGTAAACACATAATCTTATTAGACGCAAGGTCAATCTCGTCAAGAAGAAGGATTGCACCTCTCTCCATTGCCTCGATTACAGGACCATTCTGCCAAACAGTTTGACCATCTTGCAATCTGTAACCACCGAGTAAATCATCTTCATCAGTTTCGATTGTAATATTAACCCTAATACATTCTCTTTGAGATTGGGCACAAGCCTGAGATACGTTCATTGTTTTACCATTACCAGAGAGACCAGTAATAAAGATAGGATAAAATTGTTTACTAGTAACAATAGATTTAATATCTTTGAAGTAACCCCATGGCACGAACACAGGGTCCGTATCAGGAACAATATTACCAGTTAAACTTGAAACGATAAATGCAGCCTGATTAACTGTCTCATTAACAGGTGCGGTTTCAGTTTTAGGTAATTCTGCAATGATATCTTCTTTAACTTTAGGGGAGATATCACCGTCAATAGGAAGAGCGTAAACGCCTCTTGCAACTTTGAATTGGTCTTGTTTTAACCAACTTGGATTTTTGATATTACCAATCTTGATAAAATCGTTAATTTCACTTCTCGTTAAATCAGTTTTCTTGTAATGTTTATATAACAATTCAACTTGTTTTAACTGTTCATTATTTAATGTAGTCATTTTTCACCTTTGTTTTTTTCATAATATACATATATTATACTGTACTTTCCCTAGAAAGTCAAGCATATTTACCATTTATTCCATCATGGTTTTCATGATTTTTTGCGATTTAAACATTTTCTTTGTTCATGTTTTGTTCTTCTTCTTGAATATGGGGGCAAAAACCCCCATACTTTTATTTTTTGATTACTCACTATCAGATTCAATAGTGGTAGTTTCAGCAACTTGCCCTATCGTAGGCAAAGCATAACTACCTCTACCTAATCTATAAGCAGAGCTTTTCATCAACCAAGCAGGTTTGGTGATGCCGTGTTTACTTTGAAGGGATATAATATCCTTTCTAGTAATTTCGGTAGTGAACCCTTCTTCATTTGCCGTTTTAACAAATGCTTCTTGAGCTGGTTTTAATGATACTTTAGATGTATTATCCATTATATAGTTTCCTTTCAATTAAGCGACTTGCGAAATAAATTTGTTTAAAACTACTCGACTATCTTTATTTTGTTTTAAAGTAGAAGTGAATAGTTTTTTTATTTCACTCTTTTTAGCATTCTCTGATGGTGTCGCCATTTGACCATCAGATATCTGCAATTCACCCCCAGCAAGGAGATAAAATTCATCATAAGCAGAATTGTGTTTAACAACTAAACATTTATTTTTTCTAAACTCTGCCATTACTTTTTTTCTATCAAATACTTTTTCATTTTTCTCATACGCATAGTCAGGAAAGTATTTGTTTAAAGTCCATCTATCAATTTTCTTACCACTTGAAATATAGAAACCCAATACTTTAGTACCAGTTCGTTCTCTTAAAGCGTCAAGTAATTGGTCTGTCATTTCTCTTTGTCTATCAATATTATATTCTTTTTTAGTTTTAGTATCTCTTAAAACTATATTATTATCATATTCAGTACCAGCTATATAATAACCGCCTGGTTGTTTTGTCATATATCTTCTATTAATTTCATCTTTACTAGGATTAAGCATAACATATCTATCGTTACCATCACTTGCACCATCAGTTAAAAAGATTGTATTCATTTTATCAATGGCATATTTTTTTCTGAAAGCATTAACCATTGGCATCGAAGCCATGATAGTATCATTTAATGGAGTAGAACACAAACCATAACCAGATGGTTCTGAAGGTAAGTTATCAAGGTAATTTCTTTTAGCTAAATACTTATCATATTCATCACTATCAAGTGAATTGTATTGTTTTCTAGACATATACCAGAGTGTATTATCATATCTCTCAGAAAGTAAGAATAAGTTAATCATACCTTTTTCATATTCTTTAGCATTCATTCTAGAAGATACAAAATTTAAAAGTTTTAATCTTTCATCAACTGTTATATCACCTTCTTCATATTTAGGACGTGATTTATCTTTTGGTGTCTCTTGTAGAGCATTTTTATCCCATCTACGATTACCATTGTCATTACTAAAAGCATAAACTTCAAAAGGTATATTTACTTTTTGACAAAACATTGTTAAGTTCATTAACTGGTGAATAGTAGGAGTCATTTTATCAGCCATACTACCTGACCAATCAATGAACATCATCATGCCGTGATTTTTACCATCAGGTGTGATTGACATTCTCTTAAAGATATCATCATTATATTTGTAACTATGTAATTTAAGTGGGTCAATAATACCCGATTTGTCTTGTTTAGTTCTAGAATAAGCAGAAGCCGCCTTTTTCATTTCATATTCTTTTACCATGTAAGAAACTTTTTTAGATTGGTCTTTATTAAATTGTCTATACTTAGAAATCATTTTAGATATAGACTTTTGCCCAAATTCACTTTTAGTTTCTTCTTGATAAGGTTTTCTAAGTGCTTTATCAAAATCTTTTAGTACAGTTTTATAGTCAATAATATAATCATTAACATTTTTATAATTGTGAATATTAATATATTCATTATTTTTAGACGCAGGGTCTAGTAAATTTTCTTTTTTATCTTCCCAAGTTTGGTCTGTCTCAGCAGAAACTTCTTCAGGTAGTGCAACAGGTTTAGAAGGCAAACCATTTAATTCTTGTTCTGATTGTATACCAGCAGAAGGTTCATCAGATTTTTCTTCTTCTTCATCTTTGATATCACCATCATCATCTTTGTCATCATCTGATTTAGAGGCAGAATTTTCTTCTTCGTCTTCTTCATCTTGGTCATCTAAGTCATCATTATCAGCGTCATTCAAACCAAAATCTTCATCATCAAAATCATGGTCATCAAAACCATTAGTTTGCATTTCTTGTTCTTTTTCTTCTTGCTCTTCTTTACAATATTTTGATAATTCGTCAGCAAGTTCAATAACATCTTCAAAAGTCTCTAACTTTTCCATTCTAGAAACTACATCATTTTCATAATTATCAGAAAATGTAAGAGGAGATTCTACATGAGAAGATTTAAAATGAATATTTAATCTATCAATAAGAAGCATATCATTAAGGTCTTTATCTTTAGTACCAAAGAAATCATTATTAATAAGGTCTCTATAACCTTTAATAAATGATTGTGATAAACCAGGATATCTTCTTTTAATTAGTTTTTCAATACGAGCATCCTCAATAACATTTAAGAATGACTTTGGTATATTTCTCTCTTTAATAGCATCTTGCCAACCGTCTTGTGGAGTAAATAATGCATGACCAACTTCATGTGCAATTAATAAATCTGTAATGTCTTCATTCATGTCTTTCCAGATAGGTAAGACAAGTAATCTAGATTTTACATCAAAATAAGCAGTCTTTACTTTTTTGTGTTCTACTGATATGTTTTCAGTAGCAAGTAATTTTGCAAGAAATGATTTTGCATTATTATTGATTTTGTTTGTTTTCAATGTAGTCTCACTTTTTTTCATAATATAAGTATATGCTACTAGACTTTGGCATAAATGTCAAGCATTATTCCACTTTTTTTGGAACTTTTTTGGAATAAATGAATTATTGACTCGCTTAATCTATTTAACATACTACTAAGCTATCATCAATTGGCATGAATGTCAAGCGTTTTTTGGTACTTTTTTGGAATAATTAACCCTTATTTTTCAAGGGTTTAGAGATTTGTTCTTACTTTGTTCTACTTTTTAAAGATAAAAGTAGGTTCAAATTTACGACCAGGTATGTTGGGCCTCTGATATTCGCCCATATATTGTTGTTTTTGTTTAGTTTCTGTAGTATCGCCATCTAGTGTTGATACGGCAGAACCCCCTTGTTGAGTACTTAAAGACAACCACCATGTATCTGTATGTTCAAATCCTACTGATTTTGCAAGCGATACTGTATCTTCTTCGAATGTCTTATATTGTTTTGTATTTGCTACATTGAGTGCAAGATACTTGCCAGTTTTAAGACCTTTATGTGCATTGGCAATCGTCTGTTTTAGAAACTTCTCTTTCCAGATTTCAGATGTATCAAACTTAATACTTGATTGTTCTGGCTCATCACCATATGCTTCCCAACCAAAGTAAGGTGGACTTGTAAATACAAAATCTAGACTTTCATCTTCTGGTATAAATGTCTCGCTACCTTGTCTATAAAGATGATAATTATTATGTGAGTTACCAAAGGTTGTACAAATCTCTGACAGTCCTTTATATGTAGGAATACAAGGGTCAGTACCAATATAATTTACCCCAGCTGCAATTGCACCGAGTAATCGACCACCATAACCCATACTTGGATCCCATACTGTACCTGCTTCTGTGCCTTCTAGTGGACTATCTTTATCTACAAACACATCATATAAAGCTGCGGCTGCAGTAGGTCTAAAATTAGAAACCATTTGAGTACCACTATATCGCCTTAACATGGAGCGCATATCTGAATCTGTAATCATATGAGCAGGTTTCTTTTGAAAGAAAGTGCCTGATAGTATTTTGTTTAATCCTTTTTTAAGATGTTCTTCATCTTCCCATATCTCTACAGGTGTTCTCATCTTACCACACTTAATACCCCATGCGTGTTCCATATATGACCATGCAAGATTAAGACCATGTGCTGATTGACCTATGACTTTATTCTTTCTATCAATAAGTGTATCTCGTCTAAAGTTTACTAGTTGATTAAATATCTCATTACGCCATTCTTTACTTTTAGGATAATAAGGAAAACCTTTAGTTTTCCAATCATCATGTATCTGTTGAATATTATCTATCATATAAGTAAACCTCTCCTGGTAGTGTGCCTTTTGCCCATGTTGTTGTGCCGACTAGTTTCATATTATTTTTAACATAGAATTTTTTTGCTATTTCGTTATCACTACGAACACTTAAAAATACTCGTCTTGGTTTTACAAACTTAAAAAAGTTTTGTAGTGCTGTACTTGCTGAACCATTTTTATGTTTAGCAGCGATTTGATGTAATACACAATCACCTTGTTGAGCAATTACTTCACCTATTTTTTGTTTTCTTTTGTAGAACTTATATGTAATAACAACATCATTATCATAGATAAGGTTGCCTTTTGCTATTTCTCGTTTCATATAATCTGTACGAATATGAGGAAACCATTCTTTATGTTGATAAAAGATTTCTTTTACTGCTTCAAAATCTGTTTCTTTGGCGTGATTCATAATGTATATTATATCATAGATTATTAATTAAGTAAAGCTCTCATCTTTTCATTAGAGTAGCAATCGGCAACCAGATGTATTCTATCAATATTACTAGTGTTTCTAACAGCATGAGCTTTTGTAACATCGGTATAGTAATAATGTCCAGTCTTTAAATTATACTCTGTACCATCTTTATCTTTCGTATTTTCATATAAAGTAAATACCACATTGTCATTTGTTCTAATTGGCATATGTATTCTGATTATATCGCCATCATCAAAACCAATATCTTTATCTATCTTGTCTGTATGTTTACCAATAACCTTACCTGCTTCTAACCTCATAAATCTAATTCTCTCGAACTCACATGGTAGTTTTTTAAGCATATTTAATATGGGTTTCATTGTTGTAATTACTGATAGTGTGGTCCATTGTAATTTAGTATCTATGTTTACTGAACTCTTTAATACACCAGGTTTTAATATATCTAAAGGGTGATTACCATATCCGTGTAAAGATAAAGCGTCCCACCCACCTTTTGCATATTTTGTTTTTACTTTCTTAAAGTCCATACTATCAAGATTTGCAGCCACACTATTGAGTATTGAGGTGTCATTGTATGCTTCTAGTGATAATTCTTTTATTATAGGTCTCATCTTTTTCTCTTTCTAAAAAATCTTCGCCATAATGCTGACCTTGTCATTGACACTATGGTAAATATTAATGCGATTTGAAAGTTTTCAAATATTGTAGGATGTAAGTCAAATAAAGGAAAAACTGTTAATTGTATTACAATTGCTAAAAAGAAGCCACTACCAACATCTATTACACTTTCTACGATATCCCTACTAATTTTGATTTTTAGTGGGATTTGCCGTCTCATAGCCGCCCGCTGGGCGGAGTTTAGAGCTGTCTTGATATCATAGTACCCCCTAATTTTAGACATTTTTACTTGCAACTTCACTTCTTAGTCTTTGTTGTTGTGCTCTAATTGTTTCTTTAATTAATTTCTTTTGTGCTTTTTTAGCCCTATCTAATTTTAACTTTCCTACTAGGTCAGTAAATATATATCCGTTCATGTGTTCGTTTTCGTGTTGAAATATTCTTGCTGACATGCCATGTAAATATTCTTCAACTGTTTCGCCATTCTCATCTGTATATTGTACATTTACCCATTTAGGTCTTTTGATTGATAGGAATAAAAACGGGAATGATAAACAACCTTCTTTCATTAAAACTGTTTCTTCACTTAAATCTTTGATAATCGGATTAAAACAATTTCTTACTTTGCCGTCTTCTATCTGTGGGTGGCCTCCCATAACAAACATACGAAATGGTAGACCAACTTGATTTGCTGATAAACCTATGCCACCATATTTAACCATACTCTTATACATTTTATCAGACAATTCTTTTCTATCTTTTATTTTAAACTCTTTTAACATGTCATCTGTATAAGGTGCTATTTTCATTAATAGTCTAGGGTCTGTAGGTGGTATTAATGGATATGCGTTAGGGTCTTTTTTCTTTAGATGTTCATGCATATCATTATGAATTGGTCTTGCTTGACTATCTAAAATTTTAGGTTGTTCTTGTTTGAAGTTTTCGTCTTTGTCTAGAACAGGAGTTTTACCACTTGTAATATCTTCATAGTATCTTGCTGCCTCTTCTATTTTTTCTGGTGTTAGTTTTTCTGCCATTATTCTGCCATCCTTGTAAAGTTTTTATATTTCTCAAACTTCATTACTCTTGGAAACTTATCTATAAGAGTGTCGCCTTTGTGAGATATGACAAATACATTTTCTTTTTCCATAGTGGTATGTAGTATTCGCATAAACTCATCTGTGCCTGAGCTGTCTAGTGAACTATCAAATATTTCATCTAGTATAAGTAGATTTGTATTTGTAGAATTTTTAAGTTTAGCAATTTCTCGCCATGTGAATAGTATTGCCAAATCTATTCTTAACTTTTCACCCTCACTAAATGAATGATAGTTAAACTCGTCTCTATGTCTAGATTTTATTGTCTCGTTAAATTCTTCATCTAGACTAAAATTAACAAAGAAATCCATACTTGCTAAATTCTTGTTAATTAATTGATTCATAATTGGTAGATATTGTTTTATAATTTTAGTTTTAATACCAGTATCTTGCATAAGATGTCTAGCAGTATCTATGTAAAGCATTTCTTTTTTCTGGTCTAACTTGTCTTTTTCTAGTTGCGAAGATTGACCGACTAGCTGATTTAACTCACCAGTTTGTTCAGCTGTAGATATCTTTTCATCTTGCAATTCTGCTATCTCTTGACCTAATCTAATTGTTTGTTTTTTTATTTCTTCTATAGATGTTTCATAACGATTAATCAATAACTCTTTTTCTCTGATTGAGACCATTGTTTTATTAATCGTGTTTAGTTTCATATCACTAGTTTTAATTTCTTTTTCTATCTGACCAAGTGCTATTTCTAACTCTTGTACTTTTTCTGCCTTTTTGTTAATCATTGTAGATTTAAATGCCTCATCAATTGCTTGTTGACAAGTGGGGCAATCGTTGTGTGTCTGAAAAAAACTTAAATCTTTTTTATGTTTATTACAAGTATTCTCTAACTTTGCTTCCATATTGTGAAGCTTCTTATGTTTAGCAGTTATCTTTGTTTCATCTAACACTAGTTTTTGTAATTCAGCAATCTCTACTCTAACT